TTCAATGCCTTCAACTTGCCCTTCTTGGCGAGTTTCTTGAACATCGTGCTGTACTTGGACGGCTTGGTCTCTATGTCCTTCTCGTCGGGATTGACGAATTCCCATGTCTGTGGATCATCATCCGACATGGTCTTTCTCTTCTCCAGCCGCTTCTTCCGCAGTTCGGCATCCTTCTTGGATAGACCCGAGACATATTTCTTGGGAAGTCCTGATCCCTTGTCCTTGGGGCTTTGCTTGATCTTGCCTGTCTTGGTCTTGAACTCCTTGCCCTTGGTCACATCCGTTTCGATGAGCGGATTGCCTTCCATCTCGTCGCCCATGCCAAGGAAAGGAATGATCTTGATCGCACCGAGCATGATCTTGTTGATCAGATTGAGGTCGATGCCACCGCCCACCACGATCTTGTCGATCAACTTGACGAGGAACTTGCCAATCTTGTTCTCATGGGTGAATCGGTGTAGATCCGTGGTTGCGCCATAAGCCTTGTAAGCCTGATTGACGATCTCAAACTTGGTTTGCTGCAACTCCCTGCGGTACTGTTCAGGGGTCATCTTGTTTTTCTTATTGGCAAGAGTGAACAACTTGGTGGCGACTGCGGGAGTCTTGATGATCTCCGCAACTGCAACCGCAGCCTCTTTTGCAGCCATCTCAGACAGTTCTTCTTCCTCTTCCTCATCGCCCTTACGCTTGGAATTGACATCTGGCTGCGGATAGATCGCTTCTGATGGATCGACCATCATGCCCGTCTTGCTGAGAAACTGCAAGCCGATCAGAACCTTGGTGGACATATGATTGCGATCACCCAGGCTGAACTTGATGTTGGAATACTTCTTGCCATGGAACTCGATGTCCATGAGAACGACAAGACGCTTCTTCTCGCCAATACCGCTCTTCACCGTGATGCGGCTAGTGATCTGTTTTGTCACTTTCTTGCCGCTTGGCAACTTGAAAGTGACGGTATGGTCACCATTGTCCTTGATATCCTCGGCATGGATCATGTTGTAACCGCTGTTGCCCGTGTCGATCTTGGCGGTGTATTCGACACCATCGATCTTCACCTGTTCGCGCACGGCTAGGTTGGAGAACAGTTTCCAATGTGCCTTGTTGAGGATGTAGTCGAGGAAATCCTCGACCAGTTCCTCGCCCTTGACATTGTCCTTGCCCTTGCCATCTTCATAGTAGCGGTAATAGATGTTGCCGCTGCCTGGACTGGCATTCATCTCAATGATGTAAGCCTTGCCATCGTTGATGACATGGTCGATGCCGACATAGTAGCACTTACTGACCCGTGCAGCCCGTTCAACCAACTTGATCTCCTCATCGGAGAGTTGGAACGAGCCACCCTTTGATCCACGGGCAATGTTGGTTCGGAAGTCCTTTGGAGCCTTGTCGCGCTTTGCACAGGCAAAGATCTTGCCATTAAGGACGATGCTGCGTACATCGTTCTTGAAATTCGGGAGGAACTCCTGCATGATGATTTCTGCGCCGTACTTCCACAGGGTCTGCAATACGGACTTGAGGCTCTCCATACTTTCAATCTTCGACACACCGATGCCCTCGGCACCCGTGAGCGTCTTGACGATCACGGGGAACTTGCCGCCGATCTCCTTGACTGCCGATTCAATGTTTGCTTCGTTTGCAACGAATGCCGTGCGCGGGTGTGGGAGGTCATGCTTCTTCAGGGCAATCGCCGTCTCCAACTTGTTGGCGCAGAGTTCCATTCCACCCCGCTCGTTGATCATGAATATGCCGTTGTTCTGCAAGATAGTCATGATTGCGACACCGATGTCGCTGTTCATCACACCACCACGAACGATTGCCACGGTGTTTGCAGGATCAACGGTTGCGTCCTTGCCCTCACCGTTGTAGTTCTTGATGACGATCTTCTTCGTGGCAACATTAGAGATCTCTACCTGAGCCTTGCTCGTCTTCACCGCATAGAATTCGATCTTGCGCTTCTTGCAGATGGCTTCCATCTTTTCGATGGTGTCGCTGAGATCCTTTTCGGAGGATGTGAGTGCAAGGATGGTGACCTTGTCTTCACCTTCCTTTGCCTCGTAGATGTATTCTTCCTTGAGGTTCAGCCCCTTGCGGACGGCAGCATACATCTGCTTCTTCACAGCCATATCGCTGCCTGGCACACCCGTGGCAAACTTCTTGAAGTCGCCGTCAAAGGCTGCTTGACGCATCTTGGAGGCAGACATGCCCTCCACTCCCGATGAGTCATCGTCACGCGCATCGCCCGCCTGAACCACCTTGAAGGAGTCGAATGTGTACTTGCGCTTCTTTGGATCGCGGGTCGCTTCCTTGCCCTTATAAGATTCTATGCTCTTGAAGTTCTGCACCTGATCGCTGCCCGCGACCATGATGATGTTCTTGTAGCCCAACTCACAGACATAGAGTACGGCTTCGTATGGATCCTTTGCCTTTGCAACGGGGAACTTGCCTTTAGGAAAGAACTTCTTCAGGAAGGCGACCTTGTCCTTGTGGCTGAGAGGATTCTTCTTGGAGTCCTGCGACTGTGATACGAAGATGAGGTGATCTGCGTTGTTGCTTTGTGCCTCGGACAACACCTTGTTGACGAGAACGCCGTGCCCGATGGTCGGGGGGTTCATACGACCGAACGCGATGACTACCGTGTCTTTCTTAACCGCTTCGCTGATGTGTCCTGTGAACTTCTTCACGCATTCACCTTCCTATTTTGTCTGCTGAACCGTAGTCTATTTACTAACTTCGTGACCCTGCCAGAACGAGCAACGACAATACCCTCGGGATCGGTGGGACGAATGCCGTCCGCATCAACGAAGAAGTGCCCGAATTTGGAGAGAGCATAGAACTTTGCTAGCAGGATCTCCTTGCACTTGGCAATACCATTATGTAGGTCAAACATAGCATTGAACTGCGATTCATAGGAGTCAACAAACGCAATCAACTTGTCCATTACCTCCTGCTTGCCCTGCTTGCCCTTGGGAGTTTTGAGTTTCTCTATCTCCTTGCCCAACTTGGTCTCAATGTTCAACTTCAGACCACGGGCAGAGAATTGAGCCAAGCCACCGTTAATGGTTGCATTGATGTAGGGCAGGACATAATCGATCAGATCCTTATTACTCAATAGCGTCTTTAGGAATGGGCCTACCGTCTTTGCTTTGCTTTCACATTCCCCGATCATCTTGATAAGGTTGCTATATTCGTCGGGCTTCAGAAGTGCGGGGGTGATGTCGTAGATGTTAGGATCGGTATACCAGACATCGGGAGACTTCTTCAGGGTGCTGGAGTCGAAGTTGAAGGACACCGCCGACAGTTCCTCCATGCTTTTACCAGAGTACACCGTGTGGAAAGCGATTCCTATCTTTGCACTCGACACCGCATTTCCAATTTCTCCATCCTTACTGATTGCATATAGGATGGTGTTCGGTTGGAAGGTGATATAGTCCTTGCCGTCGATGCTCTGTGTCTTCTTGCTCTGCGAGGTGAACATGAGATCACCCTGTAGCACTCCCTTGATTCCAATCTTTGGAAGGTGCTTCAGGCATTCAGATAGTTTGAATGCAAGATCGGAGTCTGATATGCCCTTCTTGATCTCTGCTTCGGTATGGAAAGCGGATACCGTCTTGCTGAAGGCTCCCTTGGTCGCCACGAAGAACTTGCCGTTGTCGGGATTGATGCCGCATACGATGGCGGGCTTGCCATCCCATTTGGTCGATAGACCCAGCGAGGTCGATCCTGTCTTCAGGCTCTCGGCAATGTCCTTCAGGAATGCGATTGACAACTTTAGCCCCTGCTGTCCCTCAAGGATCATGAGATCCTCAATATGGTCAAGGTGCTTGTTCCTGACGGTTTCCTCCGACAGGACGGGAATTGATTGCTTGAATGACAGCATCTCGGTCTCCTGCGGGGTTATTTAGGTTTGTAATGGGCGGGGCGGGAGTCGAACCCGCATGAGCGCGATTATAAGTCACGACCTTTTACCAACTATCAGGCACCCGCCCGTGTATTATGACCAGCCGTTTATCTTGGGTTTCCCGCCCGTGCGCCCGCGCCCGTACCCGCCCGTGCGCGGGGGTGCGCCTGTATGATCATCATCATCGTCCTCCTCGGCTCTCGGATTGACAACGGCTTGGATCAACTGCTGATCGGCTTCGTCCACATCGAACAACTTCATCTTGGAGCGGTCGATGCCAACCACGAACTTGCGGTTTGTGGCAACATCGTTATAGCGGTTCTTCAACTGCTTGACCATGACCTGACCCAACTCGTCCAACTGCTCGGTGGCAATGAGGGCGAACATGAAATCCGCAGTAGCGGGAAGACCGAACGACTCGGAAGTGTCGGTGAGTTCGACATCCGTATTGCCGAAGCCTGAACGATTGGTCTGTGTTGCCGTGAAGATGGGAACGCCCAATTCCACCGCCAAGCCACGGAGTTCCTCCGCGATAGCCTTGATGTAGGTGTACGAGTTCACATTTGCACCTGGCTTGAAGCGAGTGGACGCACAGATGTTCAGGTAGTCGATAAAGATGATATCAGGCTTGAACTTCTTTTTGAGTCGCAGTTCATCGATGAGGTGGCGGAAGTGATTTGCATTGGCAGATGCCGTGGGGTACTCCTTGATCAGGAGTTTGCCCGTGATGCCCATCGTGACCTTGCTCAGTCTCTTGGTGTAGACCTCTGCGGGCAACTGCTTGAGTTCGTCCAAAGAGATGTCCATGAGGTTGGCATCGATGCGCTCTGCGATCCTCTCCTCTGCCATCTCACAGGTGATGTACAGTACATTCTTGCTCTGTGTCAGGCAGTTGGCAGCGTGGTGGCACATGAACAGGCTCTTGCCTACGCCCGTGCCCGCGAGGATCACATTGAGCGTCTTGTCAGGTACACCGCCGTTGGTGATCTTGTTGAAGTAGTCGAGATCGAAGGGAGTCTTCTTCTCGACCCGATGGTAGAACTCATACCGCTCCTCTGCATCCTCAATGAAGTCGTGACCGATGTGTTCATCGAACGACACACTCAGAGCGGATGTCAGGATCTCGGGGATTGCATTCTTCGACCTCCCCTTCGCCTTCTTCTCGTCAAGGAGTTCGATGGACTCCATGAGTGCGTTGTAGACAGCCTTGTCCTTGCAGAACCTTTCAGTTTCATCTACGAGCCACTCCTCGTCAGGCTCCTCTGCCGTCTTATCCAAGACATCCACTAGTTTGATGCACTCATCGAACTCGCCCTGCGACAGCCCATCCTGCTGATTCAGGATGATCTTCAATGCCTCGCGGGTGGGAGCAGTTGAATACTTGCCGATGAAATCAGAGATCGTCTTGAACAGACGCTTCTCGCAGTTGTCGTGGAAATACTCGTCCTTGAGGAATGGCTGTACCCGACGAGTGAACTCGGGTC